CGAACTGGGAGGCGTACTCATGAATGGCTGGCGCGTGCTGCGCGTGCCGACGCAGTGGGTGAAGAGCGGCGCGGCGCTGGGCTACGTCGAGAGAGCGCTGGGGCGATGATTGAGACCACGTACAAAGCCTATCTCGCCAGCAAGCAGTGGAGGAAGCGGCGGCATGTCGCCATAGAGGCGGCTGGCGGGCACTGCTTTGGGTGCGGGGCCCACGGTGGTGACGCTTTGGATCTGTACGCAGCGATGCACAAGATCACTCTCAGAGAGGCGATTGCACAGTTGGGCGGGCTCTAGCACACCACAAGGAGGCAGCCATGCAGCAGCACGAGCAGTCCACCCCAGTATCATGGGAAATCGCCGCCTACGAGCGCTCTACCCTGGGGCACCTGGCAGAGATCGAGCAGCGGCTTGCGGTGCTGGCAAAACAGGTTGTGGAGATTTGCGCCTACCGTGTGCTTGAGCAAGCTGTGCGCAACTACCTCTCGGGCAGCGGCAGGCTGGACAAAGTGGTTGCGGCGATGTTCGCACTCGATGATGCAAGGAGAGGTGAATGAATCCAGCAACGCAACCGATCAAACGCAGCGTCCGTCTGATCTTCATCATGCAACTTTTGAACAGCCGGCCCTACACGGTTGACGAGCTGGCGGACAAGTGCGCGGTTAGCCGCCGTACCATCTATGCCGACCTTGCGGCCCTGCAGGACGAGCCGTTGCGCTATCCAGTGTGCTCTGATCTATGGGTCGGGCAAAGCGTACTTGCACAACTAGACGCAAAGCCTGCATTCTAGTGCAGGGTTTGAGCACGGGTGCATGCTAGAGTCCAGGTAGCGATACCTGGACTTTCTCAGTACAGGTGGGTGTCGCCGCAAGGCGCACCAGGGTGGCGGGCGGGCAGTAGACTATTCCCGACCCCGCGCATAACTACGGAGACGAACGCAGAGCGTGGAGAACACTGGGCAGACTCACGCAGAGAATTGCACACCTGAGCCAGAAAGCCTTGAGGCGGTGCTGGCTCGTTTGACGTTGGACCAAATCCGTTTTGTCGTTGCCCGCCAAGAGTGTGCAACGGCCCGTGAGGCCGCCAAGATGGTGCACCTGAGCGAAAGCACCGTCTACCGCTGGGGCGAAGACGTTGAAACCGCCTTGCGGCTTATGGCACAGGACGGGCTTGTGACCGCCCTGCACCTGCGGCGGCGCAACCTTGCCAAGGCCATGCTCGTGAAGGTGGGGGGGCTGGACAGTGCCGATGAGCGCACCCAGCAGAGCGTGGCTACTGAGTTTATTGAGTGGGAGCTGGGCAAGGCCACGCAAACGCAAGAGGTGACGGGCAAGAACGGCGCCGATATTGTATTCAAGGTGATCTATGGAGACGACGGCACTGGAGATTAGGCTCCATAAACCACACGCCAAGCAGGCCGCGTTCAAGAAATCAAAGGCAAAGCGCAAAGTCATTGTAGCAGGGCGACGCGGCGGCAAGACCACCGGCGTCAGCGACATAGCGGTAGAGGCCCTGCTTGCAAGCCGTCGAGTGCTAGAGGCGGCGCCAACCGCCGAACAGACAACGGCATTCTGGGAGTCGTGCAAGAAGGCGCTAGCTGCGCCGATTGCGGCGGGGCACATTTACAAGAACGAGACAGACCGCGTGCTGCGAATGCCAAGCGGCGCGCAGATCAAGGCTAAGACCGCGTGGGACGCGGACAGCCTGCGCGGAGACTACGCCGACCTGCTGATACTCGATGAGTACAGCCTGATAGACCCGTCGGCGTGGGATGAAGTCGGCGCGCCGATGCTGCTGGACAACGACGGCGACGCCATATTCATCTTTACGCCAAAGCGCAAGAACCATGCCTTCCAGCTTTACCAGCGTGCGCTAGGCGACACAACGGGGCGCTGGGCGGCCTTTCACTATACCAGCATGGACAACACGTATCTGAGCCAGACGGCGCTGGCAGATATTACCCAGGACATGACAGAGGACGCCTACCGCCAAGAGATTCTTGCAGAGTTCTTAGAGGGCGAGGGGCAGGTGTTCCGAAACATCGCGGCCTGTATGCACGCGCCGCGCGGGGACAACCCGCGATTACATGACGGACACAAAGTTGTGGCCGGGGTAGACTGGGGCAAGCAGAACGACTTTACCGCCGTCTCGGTGTTCTGTGCGGATTGTCGGCAAGAGCTGGCCATCGATCGATTCAACAAGATCGACTATGCCTTTCAGCGCGAGCGCCTGGTATCACTGGCAACGCACTGGGGCGTTAGCGTCATAGAGCCAGAATCGAACTCGATGGGCGAGCCGGTGATAGAGCAGCTGGGGCGCGATCCGGCGCTGGACGGCGTGACGCTCAAGCCGTTTATGACAACGGCCTCCAGCAAGCCGCCGCTGATTGAGTCGCTGGCGCTGGCATTCGAGCGCACCGAGGCGCAATGGATCGAAAGCCCGGTGTGGACTGGCGAGCTAGAGGCATACGAGCGCAAGGTGTCGCAGCAGACAGGGCGCAGTTCCTACAGCGCGCCAGCGGGCGTGCATGATGATACAGTTATGGCGCGAGCGCTGGCCTGGGATGCAGCGGTCGGCCAAGATCAAAACAGCGTAACCGTAAGCGCATACTAGGGGCGGATATGCCAATCGACTACAACGATAGCGCAAGGCTGGCGTACCTAAAGTGGATTGACGACGGCGAGTTGGGCGAGGCCGCCTTTGTGCGCACCTTGCGCGAGTATGTCAATGGCGAGCACCCGACGTACACCACCGAGCGCCAAAAGGAGTTCCTGGGCCTCAAAGCTAAAGACCCGGATCACCTGTTCGCGCACAACCTCTGCCAGCTCGTCATTGATTCGGTAGTTGAGCGGCTTATGGTTGACCGCTTTGAGCTGAAGGAAGAGATCGCGCTGGCGGACGACGCGAACCCGGCGACTCTGGCTGAGACGTGGTGGGAAGACAACCGCATGGACGCCGCGCAAGACGACGTGTATGAGGCGGCTTGCCGTGACGGTTCGGCCTATATCATGGTGGACTGGGACGTTGAAGAGCAGCACCCGCGCTGGACGGTCAACACTGTCTGGGACGGCACGCAGGGCGTCAAGCTGGTTTACAACTCCAACGACGGCAAGCCGGACTATGCGCTGAAGCAGTGGACTATCGCCGAGAGCATTGTGCCGGGCGAGAAGGGCCGCACGCGCCGCACCTACTATTTCCCGGATCGCGTCGAAAAGTACATCACCACCAAGGACAGCAACGCTGGTCTGGCGGGTACAAAGTGGGAGCCGGTGCAAGACCCTGGTGATCCTGGCTGGCCGATTGTCTGGCGAGAGGGTAGCGGCGAGCCGCTGGGCATGGCCGTGTTTGCCTTTGAGACGCCCGGCGGCTCAGAGATTTCGCAGCTCTTGCCGATCCAGGACATGCTCAACAAAAGCGATCTTGACCTGGTGGCCTGCGCTGACAGCTCCGGCTTTAGGCTGCTGTACGCCAGCGGCGTAGCGGCGACCAAGGATAGCACCACAGGCGAGGAAAAGACGCTGCAAATCAGCCCAGGCCAGCTCGTGCGCATGAGCGACCCGGCGGCCAGGCTGGGCGCCATCGAGCCGGTAGATTCCGAGTCGCTGATTCGCACAAGCAAATATTGGGTAGAGACGGCGGCAGGCGTGACGCGCACGCCGCAATACCTGTTTCAGGCAATGGGCGCCGACATGCCCAGCGGCGAGTCGCTGAAGATGCAAGAGGTGGGCCTGGTTCACAAGTGCGAACGCCGACAGCGCATGTGGGGCAACGTCTGGGAGAACGTCATTTATCTGAGCGTCAAGCTGTACAACATGTACGGCGGCGGCGCGGTTGCCGACGTGCCCATCACCTGTGAGTGGATTCCGGCAGAGACGCCGGCCGATCCGCTGGCGGAGGAATCGTCCAGGGCCGCGACGCGCAAGGTGAACATCGAGGCCGGGCTGCCTCTAGCGACGATCCTGCGGCGTGAGGGCTGGACAGACGACGAGATCGCCGCGATGGAAGCGGACAGGCAAAAGGAAAAGGCAGCGCAAACCAGCATGGCCACGGCCCTACTGGACGAGGCGCGGCGCAACTTTGACGCCGGCGTTGGGCCGGGCACTACGATGCCGGAGCAGGTAGCACAGGGGGCGGTGTGACAGACCCGGCAGTTGTCCAGGTGTTGCAGCGATTCAAGGAGGCACTGCTGCTGCAAGAACGGCAGCAGATGGCCGAGATGGCGCTGCGCTACCTGGAAATCGAGCGCAGTCTGGCGGCGTCGATTCAGATGCTCGCCGACGAGATGGCACTGCGCAAGGTGCAAGGGCTGGCAGTGACGCCTGGCGCGCTCTATCGGTTGGATCGTTACAAGGCTTTGCACGCCCAGGCGCGCGTTGAGCTAGAGCGTTATACGCGCGACTATGCCAACCCGCTCATTGCCCGGATGCAGGCGCAGTACGCCCAGCTTGGTATCGAGGCCGCGTGGCAAGCGCTGAGCGTGTCGGCTATCGGCGTTTCGTTCAAGCGCCTGCCCATTGAGGCGATTATGAACATGGTAGGCTTTACCGGAGACGGCGCGCCGCTGCAACGCCTGCTGGCGCAAGCCTATCCCGAGGCGATGGATGGCATGATTCGCCAACTGATTGAGTCTACCGCGCGGGGCGTCAATCCGCGCGCGACTGCTGCGGCAATGGCGAACGGGTTAGGCTTAGGGCTTGACCGGGTGCTCGTCATTGCGCGCACTGAACAGCTACGAGCGTTCCGCATGGCGTCCACGGCCCAGTACCGGGAGAGCGGAATCGTGCAGGGATTCAAGCGCCTGGCTACTAAGGATTCGCGGACGTGCTTCCCCGAGGGGACCCTAGTGTTGACCTCTAGGGGCAACGTGCCAATAGAGACACTATGCCGGGGCGATATGGTTTTGACCGGGGCGGGGCGGTGGCGGCCTGTGGCCGGAATTATGCAGCGACACTATGCCGGCGATATGGTAACCGGCCTTTTTGCGTCCGGGGGGCGGCTGGAGGCCACGCAGGATCATCCGATTTTACTTGAACGGAATGGCAATCTGTACTGGGAACGAATCGGGGATGCTCAGGTTGGCGATAACGTCATCTGCACTAGCAAGTGCAGTGCGCAAGCGCTCAATCATGGCCGCAGTAACGGGTCCATAGAACGGCGTATCAGCAATGCGTACAACCAAATATCCTTTGGAGCACAAACGCAGCGTCTTGCGTCTATCGGCGTCCGGGCGAGTATGCCAGTAAACGCCGTCAACCTCCAAGGCAATATTGTGTGTGGGCAGGTGAAAATCGACGGGGTACCGATCAATGCGAGCTTCTTGGATATAGGGGATGCCCAAGGCGTCCAGGCAAAGCCGTACGCAGCCCTCAGGTTCGGTTTCGCCAGTATGTCGGCGATAGCAGGTTGGGCTGCAAAACTTTTGATAGGACATGGCGGGGACGACTCGGAACTCCTTCCCGCAATGCTGGCAGAGATTGATCACCGGGGGGCGGCGGCACTCTTCCGAACAGTGGCGAGATTTGTTGCCGTGTGCGGCGAACGGCTTTCCGCATCGCTCGCAAAGTACATAACGCGTCTTTTCCGTGCTGCATGCCCTACTACAACTTTGGTAGCGGTCAGCATAGCTTGCGGGAACAGTGAATTGTTTTCCACACGTTTTACAGGTCTTGGTGACATACTCGCGCGCGCGCGAGGCATTGTAACAGTCGCGGGAACAAAACCGAGTGCCCTTCTTGATATTGCTTGGGCGCGCCTCAAAGGAGCATCCGCAATGCTGACAGATCAGCGTTATGCGTTTGCGTTGGGCGGCTTGCGCACAGGCGCGACTACAGAACTGCCCCCGTTCGTTGACGCCGGGGGCACAGGACGGGGGACGAGAGAAAGATTTTCCGCATTGCGAGCAAAGATAAGTGGTAATCATAGGCGCACTATATCACGAGTCGCCAGACAATGCAAATCCTTGACGGTCTACAATCTAGAGGTCGAAGAGGACCATACATTTTTTGCTAACGGGGTTCTCGTTCACAATTGCATGGCATGTTTGGTCAGCGACGGCGAGGTGTTTCGCAGCAATCAGGAATTGAGCGACCACCCCGGCGGAAGGTGCGCCGTTGTGCCTATCCTGATGGTAGGCCCGGAGGTGCAATGGCAGACGGGCAGCGAATGGTTCAATGACCTCGATGCGGCCACCCAAGAGCGCATGATGGGAGCCGAGAAGTACGGGGCATGGAAAGACGGCAAGTTTGCGCTGGAAGACTTGCGCAAGACGGCGCACAGCGATACGTGGGGCGACAGCCCACGAGTAGCAACGTTATCAGAGTTGGGCATAGCCTAGATGGCTTGTTCATAGATGGAATGTAAGGGCGCGAACCGTGCAGGGATTCAAGCCCGAAGACGTTATCAGAGTTAGGCGTGGCCTAGAGGGCCATAAGGAGCACCATGACTGAGACAACGCCCCAGGTGGGCAACACGACTCCGGCGGCAGGTACGCCGGCAACCACGGCTCAAACATCGACGCCAACGACGCCACAGGCAGAGCCGGAGGTATTTGACAGAGAATACGTGAGCAAGCTGCGCTCGGAAGCCGCAAGCTATCGCACCAAGCTGAAGCAACTAGAGGACGCGCAGACAGCAGCCGAACAGGCCAAGCTGGGCGACCTCGAACGCACGGCCAAGGCGTTAGAGGCGACGAAGGCGCAGATGGCAACGACAGAAGCCGCGCTCAAACTGGAGCGCGTGGGCAGAGCAGTGGAGAAGGCAGCGATGCGGCTGGGGCTTGACCCTGAGCTGGCAAGCAAGCTGCTCGATCCCGAGACGCTGGAGTTTGTGGACGGCGTGCCCAGCGACCCGGAAAAGCAACTCAAAGCGCTGCTGGCAAAGTGGCCGCAACTGGCTAAGCCGGCGCCGCAAGCGCCGTCGATCAATGCGTCTGATGGCAGAGGCCCGGCGGCAACGCCCGACCCCAAAGCCAAGGATGATGAACTGAAAAGCAGATTTAGAATCAAGTAAGGAGGCCATAAGAAATGGCTGATCTCACGATCACCGCTGCAAGTGTCCGACCTGTTGGGCATTGCATTGTCCGACGGTTTACCGCTGGCGAGACCATCACGCCCGGCCAGCCCGTCTATGTTTCCGCGAACAACACCGTGAGCCTGACCGACGGCTCGGCGCTGACCACGGCGGCCTGCATTGGCCTGGTGGTGAGCAACTCGAACGGCGCCGTGTCCTTTGCCTCGGGCGACGAGGTGGACGTGGTGATGTTCGGCGTTGTGAACGGCTTTGCCACGAACCTGGCGGCCAATACCGCCGTGTACGTGGACGATGATGCCGGCGTGCTCGCCGACGCCGTGGGTACCAAAGTGTGCCGTGTGGGTATTGGTATCAATACGACCATGCTGCTCGTCAATCCCATGCTGATCGTGTCGGCATAGGCGGAGGTAAAACAAAATGGCTACTGGATGGAACGATCTCAAGCAGTGGGCGCTTCCGACCTACTGGGATGCCTCCGAACTGCGCAAGTGGCAGCTCGCTGACGGCACGAACTACGAGGGCCTGGTGGCTGACATCGGGCGCGCGCTGGCGATTCAGAACGCTGAATTGCTGGCCGATCCCCTGATCGCCGGCCTCGTCTCTGTGACTGACGAAATCGCTGTCGAGTATGCGACCGGGACCAGCAACGGTTTTCAGGTACATACCGAGTACGGGCGGCCTGACCAGAAGCGCGGGGCCACGACCGGACACATGCTGCCCCTGATCGCCTACGACCGCGCCCTTGGCTGGACGTGGGACATGCTGCGCCGCGCGCGCCGTCGTCAAATCGACGCCGACATTGCCGACGCCATGAAAGACCTCAAGGATCGCTGGCAGAAAAGCGTGCTCACGCGCCTGTTCAAGAGCGACTATGACTCGGTGGGCACTGGGCGCTCGATGCCTCTGGCCGATGGCGGCACGGCTGACAGCGGCTACGTTCCCATCGCCTACCCGGAGCGCGGCGGCACGTTCCTGTACACGCACGACCACATCAGCAACCTGAACGGCATTACCCAGGCCAACCTGGAAACCGCCGTGCTGAACCTGTGGGAGCACGGGTACGACGCGCCGTTTGAGCTGCTCGTCGCCCATGCCGACATCTCGTCCTGGACTGACACCAGCGCCATCACCGGCTTTGTGCCCAAGGCGGACGGGCTTATCCGCTACGGCATGACGGCCGACCTGGCGAACGTGGCCAATGACTACCTGGGTGTGATCGAGACGCCTTACGGCTCGTGCCGTGTGCGCGCCTCTGGCCGCATCCCAACGACCTACTGGAGCCTGTACAAGAGCTACGGCGCGCTCGATCAGCGCAACCCGCTGGTTGTGCGCCAAAGCCCGGACTACGGCACCAGCGCCATTCTGATGAAGGGCGACCACATCCGCGAGTACCCGCTGGAGGAAGCGATCCTGTTCCTCGAAGTGGGCGTGGGTGTCATGGACCGCGTTGGCGCCACGGCATATCTCAACGGCGCGGGCGCTTACAGCACGCCGACGATCTCATAGCATGAGTGACCTGCCGCGCACGAACACGCCCGAGCTGGCGTATATGGCGGCAATCTTGGAGGAGCTGCGCGCAATCCGGCAGCTCCTCCAAGAGCAGGCTGCACGCGGCAAGCCAGGGCGCAAGCCAAAGGCTGACAGCGGCAAGGCAACGGAGGCAGAGAATGAGCTTTAGCTATCTGCTCGCTACCTCAATCGGCAAAGTCCGGCTGCTGATACCGGACAACGACTCCACCGCCTTCGACCTGGAAGACGACGAGATCACATACTTCCTGGGCCAGGCGGGGTCATCGGTGAACGGCGCAGCGGTCAAGGCGTGCATGTGGCTGGCGCGCAAGTACGCCAAGAAGGCCAGCTTTAGCGCCGATGGCCTCAGCATTCAGCACGGGCAGCGCGCGACCATCTTTGCCGAACGTGCCAAGGAACTGCAAGCAGAGTCCGACGGCTACATGGCCGCCGTCACACTGGAAAAGCAAGACGGCTACTCAGAGAAGGCGGGGGCCTCGGAATACGAGACGCCGCACCGCATCATCTATATCGACACAGACTAGCAAAAGGGGAACGAAATGGCACAACTTACATTTCGCCGCGGAGCCAACATCCGCAAGGCGTTCCTGCTTGACGACGTGGAAGTAACACCGACCGCTGCCGAGCTGAACCTGCTGGCCGGCAACACCGCGACCGCGGCCATGCTCAATCAGGCCGACTATGATGCTGGCGCGCACGCCGTGGCCGTAGTGGACTTCAACACCGGCGCGGCTGAGGCGGCCTGCTCTATCACCGTGGGCGGCGTGGTTTATCAGGAGGCTGATGTTGCCGTGGCCGCTACGGGTGTCTGGACAAACGGCGCGACCGCAGCGACCAGCGCAACGAGCTTTGCCGCTGCTATCAATGGCGACACCCGCGCGGCGGTGCCTATGACTGCCACGGTTGCCGCTGCTGGTGAGAGCGTGTTTCTCACCTGGGACGCCGTTGGAACGGCTGGCAACGTGACAATCTCGACTACCAGCGCTGGCAACGTGACCGTCGAAAACTCGCATGGCGGCCTGGCCGCTGGGCGGCGTCGCATCTACGCCGTCAACTACGTTGTGACTGCGCAAGACGTGCTGGCCGCCCAGATCGTTATCCCGCTGCCCTTTGCGCCCATCTCGTGGATTGAGAACGCCAAGAGCACGGCGGGGCTGCTGAAGGCTCACACTGGGCTTGTCACCGTGGGCACTGCGCCCAACCGCATCTCGATTGACAACTCTGCGGGCGCGACGCACCTGGCCGCAACCGACGTTGTGCATCTGGTTGTGACGGGCTAACACCAACAGGGGGCGGGCCTACCGCCCCTATCATTGGAGCAAGCATGAGCCTTATCTCTGCCAACGACCTGACCGGACTGCGCGCCGACCAGAGCGACGCCATGTGGGATACGTGCGTCGTCCAGGCGTGGAGCGGCACGGCGAACGCTTATAGCGAGCTGATCGAGACCTACACCGACGGCAGCGCCATAGCTTGCCGGTTTGTGCCTGACAGCGGCACCGAATCACGGCGCGCGAACATGACGCAGGTCATTATGCCCGCGCTGGTGCGCTTGCCGTTGGGGACCACCGTCACAGCCAAGGATCGCATCAAGGTCACTAAGCGGTTCGGGACGACGCTGGCCACGCCGCTAGTGTTCGGCGTGGACGACGCGGGGATCAGCGGCGCAACGTGTGTCACCGTCAAGCTAAAGGACGTGGACTGATGGCCTCGCAGCTTAGCATGGAAATCAGAGGCCTAGACCAGTTCATGCGCCGCCGGGACGGGCTGAGCAGGGTCACGCGCGACGAGACCATCGGCACGGCACTGCTGGCCGGGGCGATGGTGCTGGAGGGCTACGCCAAAGCGGCGATAGCCAACCCGCCCAAGACGGGCAAGGTCTACATGCACGGCAAGGTCGCGCACCAAGCGTCAGCGCCAGGCGAAGCGCCGGCAACGGATACCGGCTTTTTAGCAAACAGCATCCAGTCCAAGCGCGACGGGGCAGAGGCGCGCGTGGATGTACACTCGGAGTACGCCGCTCCGCTGGAGTTCGGCTCTAGCAAGATGGCCGCGCGCCCGTATCTGCGCCCGGCAATGGACGAGCACAAGGACGCCATCGTTGAGGCAGTGGCGAGCAACTTTGAGGCAGCGATTCAGAGGGCGATGCGATGACGCTAGAACAGGCACTTGCAACGCGACTGGCCGCCTACGCCGGATTGACGGCGCTGGTCAGCGCGCGCATTTATCCGCTGCGACTGGCGCAGTCACCCACGCTGCCAGCGGTGACGTATCAGCGCATTAGCACCGTTCCGGTGCAAGCGTTGTCTGCCAGCGCGAGCGTGATGATCCGCACGCGGCTGCAAGTCACGTCATGGGCCACGACATACGCCGGGGTGCAGCTAGTGGCGGCGCAAGTGCGCGCGTGCCTGGACGGGTTCGCCGGGATGCTAGGCGGCGCAGGCGGAGTCAACTGCACTCTGACCTGGCTCAACCAGGTGGACCTGATCGACCCGGAAGAGAACTGGTACTATATCGCGTGTGACTTTGAGGCGTGGGAGTAGAGGAGGAGTCTATGAACGCAGCCTGTCACAACACCGTAGCGCAGATGCTGGCCAGCCTACCGCCGCGCAAGGCCGTGGTCGAGTTTGGCAGCCGCAACGTCAACGGCACAGTACGCGACCTGTTCAACGGCGCAAGCTACGTCGGCGTGGATCGCGTTGCCGGTGAGGGCGTGGACGTGCTGACAGACGCGACGATATTCCTGCCAGACAGCGACCCGGATACCGTGGTTTGCTTGAACATGCTGGAGCACGCCGAGGCACCGGAGACCGTGGTGGGCAACGCCTGCCGCATCTTGCAGCCCGGCGGCTGGCTGATCCTGAGCGCGGCTGGCCCCGGCTGGCCAGCGCACGGCGCCGAGGGCGGCGAAGTAGAAGAGGGCGAATGTTACCAGCCGATTACCGTTGGCTGGCTGCGCGAACGCCTATCGGCGCTTGGCATGGAGCACGTCCAGGTGCGTGAGTCGGAGAATCTCGTTTACGCGCTGGCGCAAAAGCCGGGCGAGGCACAGATACCGCCCAGCGAACGCGAGATTGCGCTGGACATGCAGCGCACGGCGCACTTGCGCTTGAACGTCGGCTGCGGAGACTGGCCGCTTTTGTGGTGGCAAAACCTCGACAGTAATCCGGCTTGCCCCGCCGACATTCACGCCGACGCCACCGAGTACCTGCTAAGCGTTGACGAAGGCACCTTTGCAGAGATTTACGCCGGGCACTTCCTGGAGCATCTGAGCTTTCCAGAGGCGCAGACGTTCCTTGCGGCGGCCTATCGTGCGCTGCAACCCGGCGGCAAGCTGGGCGTGGTAGTGCCTGACACACGCGAGATACTCAAGCGCTGGCTGGCCGGGACCATCGACGCGGTGGAGTACCCGCTGGGCCAGTGGCATTCAATGGATGATCTCGACGAGATATGCCACCTGTTCGTTTACAGTGACGTGCAAGACTCGCCGCACCGCTGGGCATGGGAACTCAAAACGCTGGGCCGCGCAATGGCTGCGGCGGGCCTTGAGGCGCTGCGAGAGATCGACAGATACCGCGATCCTCGCCTGGGCAACGGCAACTGGTATCAGGCGGGCGTCGATGGGTTCAAGCCGAAGGAGGAGGCCAAATGAGCGTTGTAGCGTGCACCGGCTGCGGGCGCGTGCTGTGGGCCAAGGATGGGCCGACGTGCCCGGAGTGCCTTGCCAAGCAGCCTAAGCCCAAGCTGGAGCCTAAGACCGAACCAAAGCCGCAAGAGCCGAAGGGCAAGGGCAAGTGACAACGATTCTCCTCGTTCATCCGGGCGCCGAATGGTCAGTATATGACGTGTTTGTCGGCCTGCATGACGCCTTTCAGCGTCAGGGCGTGGAGATCGTCGAGTACGCGCTGGGCAATCGCCTGGAGCACTCTGCGCGATTCCTAAAGAGCGCGTGGAAGCGTTCTGGCAAGCAGGCGCAGGAGCCGTCACTGGCTGACATACTCTATCAGGCGTCGCTCGGTATCCTGGAGCGCGCGCTGAGGCACAAGGCCGACTGGGTATTCATTATCAGCAGCCTATACGTGCACCCCGACATCCTGATCATGCTGCGCCGGGCGCATATCCGCGCGGCGGTGCTCTTTACCGAGTCGCCCTACGAGGACCAATGGCAACTCGCGCTAGTGCCCTATCTGCAAGCCTGCTGGACTAACGAACGCGCCAGCCTGCCGGCGTTTCTGGCCGCCAACGACGCGAGCTTTTACTACCAGCACGCCATCGACCCGACCAAGCACATGCCGGGCGTGCGCGCTGGTGACGAGGATGTGCTGGCGCATGACGTGGTGTTCGTCGGCACGGGCTTTCAAGAGCGCTGCGACATGCTAGCCGCGACAGACTGGACGGGCATCGACCTGGGACTTTACGGATCATGGAGCCTGCTAGGCTCGCGCTCCAAGCTGCGCCGCTACGTGCGCGCGAAGGTGATACCCAACGAGACCACCGCGGCGCTTTACCGGCGAGCTAAGCTGGGCCTCAACTTGCACCGTACAAGCACGGTGTTCGGCCCGCAGGCGGAGCACATCGAAAACGCCGAGAGCATGGGGCCTCGGTGTTACGAGTTGGCGGCGGCGGGCTTGCCGTTTGCCAGCGACTACCGGGCAGAGGTTGCCGAGGTGTTTGGCGATCTTGTGCCCACGTTTACCACCGGCTCTGAACTGCGCGCGATCATCGACCGGTCCCTGCACGATGCGGGCGAACGCGCGCGGATAGCACATGAGCTGCCCGGCTGCGTGGCTGGGCACACGTTCGACGCAAGAGTAACTGAGATACTGAAGGTGCTGCAACAGGCATAACCGGAACCTTCACTATAGGCAAGGCCTGTCAAAACAGGCAAGGAGAATGTAAGAAATGGCTCTTTATCATGGCAGGCGCGGGTTGGCCTACATCGCCACGACTGGCGCAGGCACAGCCGCTTCGGTTGCCAGCCTGACCTCGTGGACTCTGGACGCGCCCTCTGACCTCGTGGACGTGACGGCCTTTGGCGATAGCAATAAAAGCTACGTCATGGGCATCAAGGACTGCACCGGCTCACTTGAGGGCTGGTGGGACGACACGGTGGATACCTTGTGGGATTCGGCCAGCTCTGCTGAGGCCGTGCCCATGTACCTGTACCCTTCTAGCCTCGTGCTGACGAAATACTGGTATGGCAAGGCGTTCCTTGACTTTAGCATCAGTGTCGGTGTGGGTGATGCGGTCAAGATCAGCGGCAAGTGGGCCGCCAATGGCAGTTGGGGGCAACGGTAGAGCTTAGAATGCTAACCGCAGGAGAAGACTAGCAATGCAAGTAACAGGGCGGCGGGGGGAACTGCTGGCTGCGGGGCGGCCCGCTGCCCTGTTAGGTGCGTGGACGCTGACAAAGCCAGAGGGAGGCGCGGCCTATCAGTTGAATGCTCACATCTCACAAGTGCAAGACGAGTACCTATTGGAAAATGCCCGGACTTTTACGGTGAGGCTGCCAGCCGGGGCAAAGCTCTGGCAATGGCGTAACGCGCTCTGCGTGACTGACGGGCGAGATGCAACGCTCACTATGGAGGGGCGAACAGAATGTCTAGAAACCGATTTGTAGAGCCGGAAGTCGTGCGTTTGGAACTGACCGAAGGCGACTGGATCGAGGTCAAGAAAGAGCTTACCTATGGCGAGGAGCAGCGATTGGCCGGGGCGGCCATGACCTCAATGAACATCCAGTCGGACTCGGATCGCGCCAAGACGCGCACAGAGGACGGCGAGGGCGTGCGTGTGAACCTGGAGAATGAGCGCTACGCTATCCTGCGTCTGTACACCTGGCTGGTAGACTGGTCATTCGAGAATACCGCCGGGAAGCGCGTCAAGGTAAGCCGGGAGGCCATCGCCAACCTTGGGGCCGACACGGCCCACGAGATCGACGAGGCGCTGACGGCGCACATCGCCAAGCGTGAAGAAGCAAAAAACGTGGCGACGCCGACGAGCTAATCCGCTCCGAGGCGATCATCATGGCGCGAATGCACTGGAGCTACGCGGACTTGCTGCAATGCCCACGGCGGCACTATGAAGCTCTTGTAGCCGTGCTAAACGAGGAAAACGATGCCAACAGCCGGTGAGATAGCTGTCATCCTCAAAGCGAAAGACGAAATGAGCGGGGCGCTGAAAAGCGCCTCCGCTCAGACGCGCCAATTCGGCACTGACGCCGACGCCGGCAGCAAGAGCACCGCCAACTTTGGGCAAATGCTGGGCAAGCTCGCCGTTGCAGGCGCCGCGCTGGCAGGCGTTGTCAAGCTCGCCAAGGGCGTCGCGTCGCTCGTGCAGGAATCGGCAGCGGTACCCGGCATCGCGCGCTCGTTTGAGAACCTGGGCGGCAGCATCGAGGCGATGCGCGCCGGCACAGCGGGCATGGTATCCGACACAGAGCTAATGAAGAGCTACAACCAAGCGGCGCAGCTCGTAGGCAAGACGTTCGCGCAGCAACTCCCGGACGCGATGCAATACCTGGGCAAGGTTGCCGCGGCAACCGGGCAAGACATGGGCTACATGGTGGATTCGCTCGTCAAGGGCGTCGGGCGCATGTCGCCGATGATCCTAGACAACCTGGGCATCCAGGTAAGCCTCACCGAGGCCAACGAAGCCTACGCCAAGAGCGTTGGCAAGAGCGCCGAGGAGCTGAGCAAGAGCGAACAGCAGACGGCGATGATGAACCAGGTGCTCGAAAAGTTGCGCAACAACACCGCCGACATGCCGGACGTGGTGGGATCTGCCGCAACCGGCTTTGCCGGGCTGGGCACGACAATGGCCAACCTGCGCTCGCAGATCGGCGAGGCGCTATTGCCCATCGCGTCGGAGCTTGTCAGCAAGCTATCCGAGTTTGCCTCCAACGTCGGGCCAAAGGTAGTGGCGGCAATCCGCAATGCCATCACCTACATTCAGAACCTATCGCCGGGCGCAAAGACCGCAGCGCTGGCAATTGCAGGCGTGACTGTGGCCGTGCTTGCGCTGAGCGGAGCGTTTGCAGCCTTCAGCGTCATGCTGGCCACCACCCCGCGGGGACTGGCCATCATCGGCATTACGGCGGCGGCAATGGGCCTCGTGGCGCTGGCCGACAAGATACAAAAAGGGGTAGATGCTACCAACCAGGCCGTCGAAAGCATGGCCTCCACAATGGCGCGCGGCGGCCAATCCTACGATGAGTATAAGGCCGCCGTCGAGGCGTCGATGGCCGCGCAATACAAGGACCAGCTCGCGCGCACGGCTGCAACGGCGCAAGCGCTTGTATCCGAAGCCGTCTATGCCGGCCTAGCCGGGGCTTATAATGACGTTACCACAGCCCAAACGGGCGCGGCGCTATCGGCCAAGATGCTGCGTGACGAAATGCTGTTTGAGGAGCAGGGCGTGCGCGGTTCGAGCGCCGCTATCGCTGAAAACGTCGGCTTACTGGCGCAATGGAACGATGCGCAGGGCATGGCAGCGGCATCGGCACAGGCAGCCGCTGCGCAAGTGGCCGCCGCAGGCGAGCTTATGCAGGCCGCGTTTAGCTCCGACGCCATGACACAACAGCTTGCCGCCAACGAGCAAGCCTTTGCCGCGCACGGGCAAACGATGCTCGGACTGGCGCAGCAGAACGTGGATGCCATAGCCGACGCCGCGTTCCAGAACCAGCTCCGCATGGCGCAAGACGAGCAGCGCTATCAGCAGGAGCACACGGCTATGCTCGCCGCTGGGCGAGTCGACGACGCCGCGCAGCTCGCCGCCAAGTTCGCCAACGAGCAGGGCATCGCGTCGGCGCAGTACGCCACACAACAGCAGCTACAGCAGCGCAACTATCTGATTCAGCAGATTCAAGCCAAGCGCGCCTACTTGGTCGAGCTGGCCACAATGCGCGACCAGACGCTGCGGGTCTTGCAGCAGCAGATCGCTGCGGAAGGCGCAAAGCGGGGGATGAGCCAGACAGCAATCAATCAAGCGTTGCAAGACATTGCTAAGCTGGGTTCGGATGCGCTTCAGATAGAAACCAACTCGAACATCGACAGGGCGCAGGCGAACACGGACTTTTGGAAAGGCACGGTCACGGCTACCGGCGCGGGCGTGAAGGCAATCAAGGACATCATTAAGGGCCAGCTTACAACCGAACAGGCCGCTGCCCAACTCGACAGCCAGCTCAAGGCACTGGAAAAACAGCTACTTGGCAACCTGCCAGCCCTGCCTCCGCTAGACACAAGTGCATGGAGCGATTCAATCAGCGACGGGGCGGCAACCGCTGCGACTGGAGCCGCCGAATCCGCAACGCGCACACTGGCCAGCGTAGTCGATGATGTGGAAAGTGCCGTCACCTCTGCCAAGAACGCTATCGAGCAGTTGGTGGACTTTGACGTGCCTGCTGGCGTCGATGTGGGCCTGGGCCGCCTGGCCGATTTCATCACCATCGCCGTCGAATCCTTCTACGCCACGCTGACGCCGCTCAAGGCGCGCATTGAAGGTATAAAAGATTTGCTCGGGCCGGTGGACGGGCTGCTGAGCATCGTAAGCGGCGCAGGCAGCGTTATGGCTGGTATCTCTGACAAGCCGATCCCGAACATGCAAGTGTGGGCAAACAAGTTTGCGGACATCATCATTGTGATTACCGATACGCTGCGCTGGGTGCGTGACCGCATGACCAAGGAAGGGCTGGCCGACGCTGGCGGCCTGGTGGACGTGTTTGGCAAGCTGCTGAGCGCCGTCAACGCCGGGGTCGATACAATGGCAGCGCTGGCCGACTATGCACCCGTCAAGAACCTGGCGCCCAAGGTGCGCACGCTGGCCAATGATCTGGCGAAGGTCGCCACGGCCTTCCGCGACGTGTTCGTGGAATGGCGCGGCACGACGCTGCTAGAGCGCGACTCACTCAACTGGTGGGCCGACGTGTCAGCAATGACCGCGAACGTCAAGGGAGGCACCGATGCGATGGCCGCGCTTGCAGACTATACGCCGGTCAAGGGCCTAGTCGGCAAGGTGCAGGTGCTCGCTTCTGACATGATCAAGACGGCCACAGCCTTTAGGGACGTGTTCGTCGAATGGCTGGGTGTTGCCGACCTCAAGCAGGAGGCGCTGGACTGGTGGAAGAGCGTCAGCGCGATGGTTGCCAACGTCAAGGGCGGCACAGACGCCATGAGCGCGCTGGCTGACTATACTCCCGTCAAGGGGCTGGTTGGCAAGGCGCAGGCGCTGGCCTCCGATATGATCAAAGTGGCGACGGCCTTCCGTGATGTGTTCGTACACTGGCTCAGCGTTACCAACCTGCCGCAAGAGGCGCTAGATTGGCAAGCTAAGGTGTCTGAGATGGTCGCCAACGTCAAGGGTGGCGTCGATGCGATGAAGGCGCTCGCTGATTACGCGCCGGTCAAGGATTTGGTCACCAAGGCCCGGACGCTGGCCAGCGACATGATCAAGGTGGCGACCGCGCTGCGCGACACGTTTGTGGCCTGGGTTGGCGCGACCAACCTGCCGCAGGAAGCGTTGGATTGGCAGGCCAAGGTCACGACGATGATCGGCAACGTCAAGGGCGGCGTTGACGCTATGGCAGCGCTGGGCAACTATACCGCGGGGGCGAACGTGGCTGCTACAGCGCGGGCGCTGGCCACCGATATGATCAAAGCAGCTACAGCGATGCGTGACGTGTTTGTGGCCTGGCTAGGCGCTACCAACCTGTCGCAAACCGCGCTCGACTGGTGGGCCTCGGTGAGCACGATTGTCGGCTATATCAAAGGCGGCGTTGACGCTATGAAAGCGCTGGCTGACTATACGCCAGTGGCGAACCTTGCGGCACTAGTCGAGAAGCTGTCCAAGCAAATGGGGAACGCGGCGAGCATCCTGATTGTCGAATTGAACAGCCTGCGCGATCGCTGGGGCATCGACGTGCTGAAGGCTGCCGCCGAGACGGCCACGGCGGTCAAGGGCGTGCTGGATCTGCTGGGCGTGAAACTGGAAGTGAGCATGCCCAAGTCCAACTTCGCCGGGCTGCTGCTCAACTTCCTGGACGCGCTAGACGTGGCGTTCCCGGCCATCATGGAGCGCATCGAGTCCATTCGCGCCCGGTGGGGCGGCGAGGTGCTAGAGGCAGCGGCGGAAGTGGCCGGCTCAATCAAGTCTGTCGTGGAGCTGCTGGGGCTTGGCTCGCTGTTCAAGGACTTGCCCGAGATCAACATGACCAAGCTCGACAAGTTCCTGGGCAACCTCCAGGACGGCCTCACGCGCGTGGCCGATGCGCTAGTGCCGTACCTGATTGACCTCAGTAACGAGTGGGGCGACGCGCTCAATGTGGCGGCGTCAGTCGGCGAGAGCCTGGCGAACATCATCCGCACCATCACCGACAGCGTATCGGCCACAGAATCCGCGCTAGACGCTGGGGGCTTTGACCTGGCCGGCATTGAAATCCTGTTCCGACAGTGGCGTTATCTTGTGGGCCTGGCCGGGCAGATGGGCAGCGGCATGACGCCGCTCAACCAGCCCCCCGATCCGCGCGGCCTTGACCGTGGCGGCGGGATTGGCGAGGGTGGAGGCCCAGCCGTCATTGGCCCATCCAAGCCGACGACCATCCTACTCAATATCCTGTTCAACGGCGAGACGCGCGGCAGCTACCCGCTCCGTATGGGGCAAGCAAACAGCTTCAACATTGACATCGGCGACCTGTTGGTGACAGCATAATGGCAAACGAGCTAACCTACACGAACCAGGCCACAACGTCGCTCAACCTGAACGACGGGACCAAGTACCGCCTGCTGAGGCCGCCTAGTGGAATCTATCAGCCAGTGGGCCAGCCCGTTATGCAGGATGTGCCAGTGACGTTGCCGCCGGTGGTCTACCAGGGGCACGTATTCCAGGCGCGTACCATCAGCGTGCCGCTGCTTGTCCACGGCACCAGCGCCAGTGACCTGATAACCAACGTGCGGGCGCTGGCTGCGGAGTTTTGGCCCGACATGCGCGGCGGGTATCGTGGCACGCTGGCTTACACCTCCTGGAACGGCGTTGCGCGCAGCATCCGCGCGGTGCTCGACCCGTCTGCAGACTTTGACGGCTGGATTGCCAAGGCCAGCACGGGCAAGGGCACGGTGGCAATCGACCTTGTGTTTCAGTGCCCTGACCCAACCTGGTACAACGCAACGGCGGTCACGCCCAGCGGTGCTTTCAATGGCGCGGCGGCGGTCAACATTTCGTGTGCCAACGCTGGCGATTGTGACTCGTGGCCGGTCATTACCTACACGGCCACCGCTGGCACAGCCACAGTAAACCCGAAGGTGACAGACGCCTATGGCCGCGTTTGGGATATTGCGAAGACCATCGCAACCTCCAAGGTGGCGGTCTTGACCTTTGACCCGCACGCCATCTCGATCACCTATGACGGCGCGACCGACTGGTACGGCTACGAAACGGCGGCCAGCCAGCTCATTCGCGTCAAGTACGGTACGAACAACCTGACCTTCACGGCCACATCTGGCGACGCGGCCATTGGTATCAGCTTTTACAGCCGCTATAGCACGGCGGGGTAAGCATGACCATTCCGAGCATTCCGGTGTTTGACGACTGGAAGTTTGACCTCCTCAACCTGACGACGGGGGCCACTTTCGCGTGCAACCTCAACCGCGACCTGATCGACATAAAGGGCGTGAGCATTCCGGGCGTGACCGCTGACCGGCTAGAGTCGGTAGACATGACGCTGCGCGCGCGAGAGTCCGACGGCACGCCAACGCCCTCAGCCGAGGTGCTGTTCGCCAACAAGCTGCTGATGTTTCGCGCCGTGCCCTATGGCCTCAGCGCCAAGGCCGTCTATGGGCTGGTAATCAAGCCCGATGCGGGCTACAACCAGCAGGGCCGCTTTGACGCCATCGAAGTGCACGCCGTAGGCATCGAGTACCTGCTGCACAGCCGCGTCGTGTATAACGTGGTAACGGGTGCGGCGGCGGCCATCACGGCAACGGCGGCGGCAGACGACTATGCCAAGCGTCTCGTGCGCTATTGTGCCCTGGCCGGAACGTGCGCGAACGATCTGGACGGCAACAGCCGCAACTGGGGCTGGGGCACGTTGGCGGTTCAAGCCGATGCTGGCCTGTGCGCGTCGGTGACGCTATCCTCACGCGAGGACTGGCTAGACTCCGTTATCGTGGCTATCTCGGACAAGTACGGATTTGACTGGGAGCTGCGGCCCACGATTTCCGGCGGCGCGGTGACGTTCACGTTCAGCACGCGGCTGCGCAACACCATCGACCGCTCGATTGGCAACGCTGGTAGCCTGCGCCCGGTGATTATCGCTGACCGGGGCGGCCTGATTCCAAGCGCCAAGCGCTGGTGGTCACTGGCGGGCGTTATCACGGCCCTGCACACTGCCAACCTCGCACACGTCGAATTGAACGCCGGAACGCTGGCAGAGATTGGCCGCTGGGAAGGCCGCGCGCAGGGCAACACTGTGGCGGATCTAGAGATTGGCCTGAACGCTTGCGACATTGAAGAGGGCTACGAGGGCGAGTTTGACGCGACCACGCTGGCCGGCTCGGTGTCCTGGCTAGAGGACTTTGATACTGGCGACAAAGTAACGCGGCTCAATAACAGGCTGGACGTAGCCGCTGACAACGACCGCATCGGCGCGGTGATCTGGAGCTTTCCGCAAAAGCGGCTCAAGCTGGAGATACGCTGGGGCGACGCCGAGCCGGGGCTGTTGTCCAAGACAACCGGCGGGGCCTACCGTAGGCCGCTGCAAATCCCGCCCGATGACTACTCGGATGATCTATGGTCTACGTCCGGCGGCTACCTGTACCCGTCCGCGTCGCCCACGGCCATTCGTATGTTCGACGGCGCGGACTTGGAGATGTACAGCACCGCCGACACCACGACGCTCAAGTTCAGCGTAGACGGCGCAACGGGCTACATCCTGAGCGCGTCCAGTGCCGAGCTGGCTGGCGGATCGCTTTTCCTGGTGGATACAAACACCTGGGTATCTCGCGGCGCATCTCAGATGAACTTCCGCACCGACAAGACACTGCTTTCCTTTCAACCTGCCGGGGCAGCGCACTTTACCATGAGCGCCACGGCCCTGGCGCCACAGACAACCAATACAGAGGAGTTGGGATCGAGCACAAAGCGCTTTGCCAACGCTTACGCGGTGCTGGGCAACTTTAGCGGCCAGATCACGAGCGGCCTGTCCACGGGCACGTCGCCGTTTGCGGTTACCAGCACCACGGTTTGCTCAAACCTAAACGCCGACTTGCTGGACGGGTTCAACGCCTCACAGAGCGCGACCAACAACTATATCGTGGTGCGGGACGGCGCGAATATCGCTATGGCTGCGGGCGGAACGGTGGACGGCGTGGATATTTCAGCGCACGTGCACACCTACAGCAAGACTACTGCGTTTTCCACAAGCGACTACACCGTCGGGGCGATCAGGGGCGCATATGGTATCTATGCAACCGAGGCCGAGGCGCTGGCCGACAGCGGGACATATATTGGCTATGGTACCACAAGGACACACACACACAGTGCAGCGTCCATATCATACACCATTACGAACACGGCCACGCCATCCTAGAGGAGGATCATGGACATCGAGTTTGCGGTTGGAGAGATAGTCAAGCTGCTGAGCATCGTCAATAACTGGCCGGTGCACAAGGCCGGCGAGTGGCGCATGATCGCGCGGCTGGGCGATGCGCTGGAGCTGACAGACGCAGAGCGCGAGGGCTGCCAGTGGCAAGAGGTGACGGTGCGCGGACAACGCGCCTACGTCTACGATGCCGGCTACAACGTCGCGCGCACGTTCGAGCCGCGCGACTGCGAGGCCCTGGCGCAGATGGTCCAGAACCCACCGGCGGAAGTGCCGTGGCACAGGCCGGAACGGATGCTGTACGATAGCCTGCTGGCAAAGCTGGGCGTGGAGACTATAGAGTGATCGGCGCATACTACTGGAATCATAAAGCGTAAGCGAGATCGGGCTTTCCGACCGCACAGATTGATACAATAGGGAGACAACTATGCTGCAACTTTTGAACTGGCTCAACGCGCATCTGGCCGCAAACGGCGGCCTGAAGGTAGAGGGCGTTGCGGGGGGCGTGCCTACGGTCAGCGTAGGCGTCTCCAAGTCCGTGACCGTAACGCCTGTTCTGACGGTGGCGGGGTTGTACGCCAGCGGGGACTTTGTGGGGACCAGCGCGACCGCCATGGACTTTACTCCGATGGCGCGCGCCGCCGCGGGGTCCGGCCTAATCCTGGGCGCCCTGTTGGTAGACGACTCGGCGCAAACGGTACCACTGGAATTGTGGCTGTTCCACACTGCGCCCGCCGGACCGCCTGCCGATAATGCGGCCTTCACAATGACAGACGCAGGCGCGCTGAACCGTATCGGCGTGATCGAGTTCAACACCTACCATGCGAGCGCGCTCAATACGGCAAGCGACGGCGAAATCTGCAACGGGCACGCGCCATTTGTCTGCGCCGCTGGCGATCAGAGCATCTTTGGCGTGCTAGTGACGCGCGGCGCGCCGACGTATGCAACGGGACAACTGCACATTACGCTGTTGGCGGTACAAGACTAGGATCTCGTAAAGGCGGAAATCAATGTCGAGGCAACACGGTCGAAACGGAATGCTGTATATTTCAACGTCGGGCGCAGGCGCCGCGTCTGCTGCCGTATCTATGACAGAATGGACGCTTGAGGCTGGCCGCGACCGGGTTGACGTAACCGCCTTCCAGGACGAGAATAAAAGCTATCTGACAGGCCCCTGCGATATGGGCGGAAGCATGGCTGGCTGGTGGGATGACACGGTAGACACGCTTTGGGATGCCGCCAACAGTCAGGCCCCGGTGCGCCTATACCTATACCCCACATCGATGCACGTAGGCGTTGTGTGGTACGGCTATGCGTGGGTGGACTTCCAGATCTCCGTGGGCGTGCAGGACGCCGTCAAGCTGTCCGGGAAGTGGTCCGCCGCCGGAGACTGGGTAGACAACTATTACTGCCCGCTCGAAGACGGCCTCATATTTTGTAGGGACACGAATAGTGGCTATATCTATCTCATATAAGGAGTTCACAACATGGCTAACTTACCCGTAAAAGATGGATTCGCGGGGCTTGTTTACTTGGACGCAACCGGCAGCGGCACAGACGGCGACCCGTACAGCCAGATTCACACAATGGTCGGCGTAACATCCAGCGTGACCGTAACGCCAACGCTGACCGTGGCCGGGCTATACGCCTCGGGCGACTACGTGGGCACATCCGCGACCGCCATGGACTTTACGCCGATGGCACGCGCCGCCGAGGGATCTGGGCTGGTCATGGGCGCGATGCTGGTGGACGACTCAGCGCAGACCGTGCCGTGCGAGTTGTGGTTGTTCCACACCACACCGGCGGGACTGCCAGCAGACAACGCCGCCTTCACAATCACCGACGCGGACGCGCTGACCTGCATCGGCGTCATTGAGTTCAACACCTACTATGCGAGCGCCCTGAACAGCGTAAGCGAAGGCGATATTCGCAATGGCCAGGCGCCGTTCGCATGCGACGCCGGCGACCAAAGCATCTTTGGCGTGCTAGTGAGCAGAGGCGCGCCGACCTACGCTGACGGCGAGCTGCACGTTACGCTGTTGATTGCACAGGACTAGGAGGGGCTATGCCAAATCCATTGTTGATTCGTAAGTTGTTCAGCCCGCCGCTGAAATTCAAGTATCTCAAAGCGTTGTCCACCTTCACGCCCTCGATGGCGAAGCGTGCCGGTTCCACCTTTGCCGCTGCGCCGATGGTGCAGGGCGCACGCGACGGTAGCGGCACGCCGGACGTGCTTTCTGTGCCTCGTGGGGACGTGGTAAGCGGCAACTTCTATGGCAACTTTGACCCGTACCAGGGCGGCGGGGCCTGCTTCTGGACGCCGGAGTTTTCAAGTAACGCGGCGTATGCGTTTAGCTATATCTGGTATTTCAACAGCTCGTTCTTTTTGGGATACTCACACGCAAGTTCGGCGTTTCGGCTACAGTGGGGCGGACAATTCAGCGCCATATCCATCAGCATTGTTGGGGGAACGCGGTACTCGCTGGTCTGGTCGGCGTCGTGCATCAATACGCTTGATGGCACCAACTACCTTATGTTGAGCGTGAATGACACTCAGACATACGGGATGACCACCAAGCCCACGGTAAGCGCGCCAGAAGCAACCATATATTTGGGGAATCCAACGCCCGCCAACGGTCTCATCGAAGGCCTTGTGTTCTACCGCCGCCCGCTGTGGACGGGCGCCTACGGCGTGGACATGTCCAGCGGCGTAGACGAAGTGGCCGCGCACCACGCAGCGGGGGTAGGCGCAGACCTGGCGCTGACGACGGGGGCTGATGACGTAGTGCTCAGTGGGCCGACCAACGGGACGCCAGGCGCACTCGTCACCAACTCAACTGACTTTTGGTCAAGCCCCTCCGCCTCGCAACTCCTCACCGACTGGCACATGATGTCTGGCTGGGCGGCGGCGGCGTACTCTACCGTGGGCACGCCTGCGGTTGGCCCTGCCGACCAAGCCGACGCGACGAAGGTGTATTCGGGGGGCTACTCGTTCACGTCCGATGCCGCGAACGAAGGCGTTGCGCAGACCAAGGCGGGCCTCACTGCTGGCAACTCATATCGCGTGCGCGTAGTGGCCCACTGCACCAGCGCGGACGCTATCCGGCTGGTAGTCTATGACAACATCGGGGCGGCGGCCATCCTTAGCTACGACTTTGGCGCGTCGTCTACGCGAGCAGCGCCGGGCCATGCGCGTGTCCTGGTAACGCTGCCCGCTGGCTGCACTAGCATCGACGTGCGCGTGCTGAGCAGCGGTTCGCAGACGGTATACGTTCACAGCATCGAGGTACTGCCTTCCCTCTGGCTGGACGGCGGCATGGAACTGGGCACGGCCGTCACCAACGTTGGCACGCCCGGCACAAGCGCGCAGTCCAACGAGCAGGCGCACAGCGGCACCAACTCTTGGAAGGTCGTCACCGACGCTGTGGACGAAGGCATCAGCCGCGTCATCGGCGTAACGTCTGACGTCTACTACCACGTCTCCGGCTGGGTGTACGCGGCCACGGCGAACACGGTGGACATGCAAGTGAGTGGCGGCGTGCTACAAACGGGCAGCACCGCGCCGCGTGTAACGACAGTCAACGACGCATGGCAACGGCTGACCGGTGTGGTGCGGGCGACGGGCGCAAACCTCACCGTGTCGTTCCTGAGCAACGCGGCGGTACAGACGTTCTACGTGGACGACGTAGGCGTCGTGGCGCAAACCGCCGTGACGCTCACCGCGACACCGGCAAGTGCGGCGAACAGCGCGGAGAGCGGCGGGCTACGCGTTGACGGCTACGACACGCTCGCGCAGCCCATTCCGGCGGGCAAGCTGAAGGCCAGCAGCGGTTACATACTGGGGCCGAAGCTGGTGATGCGACATGCACCTGCGGATTTGGTGAAGTTTGGGAACGCCACGCCTTATGTATGCCGCGTCACGGGGGACGCAACTAGCTATCTCTACTTGTTGGTAACGGCGGCCAATACTGTCCGACTGCGGTTCAACGATGGCGGAGGGGCGCACACCGCAGACTGGACGTGTACCGGCGTGTGGGTGGTTGGCGATACGGTGCAGTTCGCCGTGCGCTACACGGGCAGTTACATGCAAATGCTGTGCTGGGTGAACGGAGTAGGCGGTGTTAGAGTCACGATAACGGAACCCGTGGCCTTTGCGGTGGTTCCCTACACCGTTTCGTGGCTACAGTCGGCGGGTGTCAACCAACTTGACGCCGTCATTCTCGAATAAACACTGGAGGCAACAATGACTGACTACACTGTTTCGTACAAACTAGGTGCGGCCCGCCAAGACGGGGTAGAAATCGACGTGTCCATCGCTCGTGACGACGGCGAGGCGATTCTAGGCAGCGTGGGCACGCGGCGCGTGTTCGCCATGTCCGCCGAGGCGCTGACTGCGATCAAGGACATTGCGGCGCTGGACGCGTTGGTGCGCAAAG